TGTTCCCTACCCCATCAATGAAAATTATAAAAACGCCCGAATATTTGCTCTTGGCGTTCGTGGCGACTCGATGAATTTGACATTTCCTCCGGAAAAAACAACCCTTATATGCTGCCCTTTGGAAGATTGGATAGAAATTAACCCGGAAACATCGCTTGAAGGAAAATATATCATTGCATATCGACGAGCACCGGACGGCACTTGTGAAGCAACAGTAAAAAAATATACAAGAATTGATGAAACGACAGTTATTCTGGTTGCAGAATCGTCAAACCCGGACATTAAACCAATCATTCTCCATCCAGACAGCAACGAATATGAAATCGCAGCCGTAGTTATCGGGGATTTGAGGATTTACTAAGGAAATAAAAAAAATAAACTAATAAACATATTGACCTTTTATAAATAGTTCTTATAATATATATCATGGTGATAGATTATGAATATTGAAGACAAAATAGAAGATTTGTCTTATATGACAGGCGTTCTGAACACAATGGCCAGAAGCGGAACACTTGATTTGTGTTACACCAAACATTGCGCGGAACGCATGGAAGAAAGAAATATCACCGTTTCTGATATAAAATTTGTTTTAAGATGCGGAATTATCGAGTCATATCTTGGGCCGGCAGAGTTTGAAGGGAGCAACAAAATTCATAAATATAAAATTACCGGGGACTACCTCGGTGATGACACCGGTGACCGGGAAATAAGCCTTGTCATCCTTGTTGAAATCGACCGTTTCAAAAATCCGGCTATAAAAGTACAAAAAATAATTACGGCTATGTGGAGAGATTGAAAATGCAACAAATTTATCATTACACAGAATCGGGACTTGATAATGTATATTTACACAACATTAATATCGTCCACGATTCCAAAGGCGAAGAGGTTGTTTACATTCCCAAAGTTAACCAACTACATCAGGTTATTGCACAGGGAATCATCAATAAAGCCGGTATAATCAACGGCAAGGAACTCCGCTTTTTACGGACAGAAATCTGCTTAAAGCAGGCAGAACTGAGTAGTCAGCTCGGCAAAGAAGCACAAGCTGTCGGCCGGTGGGAACGAGGTGAATGCCCGATTGATAAAACAACAGATACGCTTGTCCGTATCATTGCCGCTGCTTTTCTGGGGCTAAAAATTGATCTGACGGAAATTCCGGCGTTACATCAAAAGCAAGCCGCAAACGACAATATCAATATTGACGGAACTGATGAAAATTACCAGCTGATGGCAGCTTAAATTATAGTTTTCTTCTCAAACCAAAAGCGAAAGGTGTCGAATTGGACACCTTTTTGTTTTCAAAAAAATTTCCAAACATTTACATTACATAAAATATATTTGATTTTTTACTTTTAATGTATATATAATAATTATTGCAATATTTATATTTATCTATACAATGACAAAAAAGAGGAAAAAAAATGATAAGCGAAGAAAGAAAAGAAGACACTTTAACCATCACCCTCACAAACGGTGATATTGATTTATTCAACCAAGCTATTGAAAAATACAATTTTATAGATGGTCAGGCAATGCTTCGTTTTGCCTTAAGCCTTTTAATCATTGCAGAGGATAAAGAAATTAAAATTAATAAAGGGGGAATGTTGGTCGATATTGCACCCAACAAGGATTTGATAAAAAAATCGGGAAATAAAGAAGATGACCAATAAAAAAGACGATTCTAATCCTCTCAACTATGTTGACATAGATTCGCGTTTGCAAAAATTTGAAACCCCAGATCAATTTGCCGATTTCTTTTGCAAATGTGCAGAAAGCCAGAAAAAAATCAACAATGCTTTGGCGATTGTGATAAAAGAACTGATCAGCAACGATAAATTCGTTAAAGAAGAACTGAAAAAACTGGCACAGGAAATTATTAACGAAGATAAAAGTCATTTCATAATCCGTTGTATAGAAAAAGTGAAATATCTTATAAGCGCCGCTTTTGGTGTTGCCTGCACATTATTTGTTCAATGGTTGCTTAAGATTTTGGAATTAAGCTAAGTTGTCAAAATTTCCTCCAACCGCCTTCGGGCGGTATTTTTTTTCATTATTTTTATTTTATCAACGCTATTCGTAAACTTTTCAAAAGAAAAACATAAAAACATTTCATTATTTTTCAACACGATAAAGTATCTTTACTACTTTTATAGTAATATTACTATTTTTGTGTTGACATAATAGTAATATTACTATAAATTATCTTCATAAGATAACAAACGAGGTCAAAAATGAAAAATATCGACGACATTTACGAACAAGGTTTTGCTGACTGGGATTATTCCTTCGGTGCCGATGCCGATACTTTCGACAATCCAGAAGACAACTATGCGCTGTATCTCCTTCGGTCGTCAAAAGAAGCTCTAAAAAAAAGCTTCGGCAAAAAGAATGTGTCCGCCATTCGGGCAAAAGCCAGAGAGCAGCTCACCGGCGACGCCAACGCCAACGTTCGTATTTGTGGCAATTCAATAATTTTTAGGGAAGAGGAAACAATGAGTGTTTTGGACGAAACAGAAGAGATTGTGAAACATATATTTGACGTGTTACCCGGCAAAAGCTGGCAAGAATATAAAAAAAATTTTAGGGAGGATGAAAACGATGACAATAAATGATACGCAAATGGACAGGCTGGAAGCCCGCTTCGGGGCAAACTACCAAGCCCCTGCCCGCAAGCTTAACGCCGGCGATATTACTATCGCTTTTGCTCTCGGGCTAAGCCTTGCCGCTATGTTTTTGATTAATTTGTAATTTAGGCCAAAATAAGATGACGCTATCTCGTGAACAGTGGTTGGAAGAACGGAAGAAAGGCATCGGCGGATCAGATTCCGCCGCCGTTCTGGGACTTTCCAAATGGAAAAGCCCGTACCAGGTGTGGTGCGACAAAAAAGGCTACAATTTCTTGGAAAGCTCGGATAATGCCAGTTTATTCTGGGGCAGAACTCTTGAACCGGTTATCCGCCAGCACTATTCCGACATCACCGGTTACAGCGTTGCCGAAACTGAAATCTACTTTATGCCGGACCACGATTATATATTCGCCACCGTTGACGGACTGGTGATTGAAGATCCGGACAGAATTTTGGAAATAAAAACCGCCCGTACCGCTGAAGGATGGGGAGAACCGGAAACCGATCAAATACCGGTTGAGTATCTCTGCCAGTGCCAGCATTACATGATGGTTTATAATCGTCATATAACTGACGTGGCCGTCTTAATCGGTGGATCGGATTTCAGAATTTATCATGTTGAGGCCAGCACAGAAGTACAAAATCATCTTTTAAGAGAATATGCAAATTTTTGGAAACTTGTTGAAACCGACACACCGCCGGAACCGCGTTCATTTGACGATGTTATGCGCCGTTTCAAAGAAAGCACGGACAATTCAATAGAAGCGACACCTTATATTCAAATTCTGGCTCAACAAATGAAAGCGGCCAAAGAGCAAAGCACTTCTTTGGAAAATCTATGCGAAGAACTAAAAACCAAAATTGCCGCTTTTATGGGCGAGAACGAAGTTTTGACTTCGGCCGAACAAATCCTTGCAACTTGGAAATACGGAAAACCGCGGCAGTTCTTTGACAAGCCACGTTTTCAGGCCGACCACCCAAAGCTGTTCAAAAAATATAACAAAGAAACCGCGCCAAAACGCACTTTTTTAATTAAGTAAAGGAAAAAAACATGGAAAATAATATTACAAAAATTACAACCCCCAACCCGTTTGAACAAAACAGACTACCGGCCAACCAAGCCTCAAACGCCGTTGTCGAGATTGAACAGTCAAAAGCAATTGCCGAAGTACAGGCGGCAATGGTTATCGCAAAACGCTTCCCGCGCGATCCGATTGCGGCAACCGACCGGATATTGAACGATTGCACCCGTCCGAAGCTGGCCGAAAGCGCCCTGTATTCATACAGCCGAGGCGGGTCGGAAATAACAGGCCCCAGCATCCGGCTGGCCGAAGCAATTGCCCAAAAATGGGGCAATATCCAGTCCGGCATAAAAGAACTAGAGCGAAAGAACGGCGAGAGCACGGTTGAGGCCTATGCTTGGGACTTAGAAACGAATACCAAAATGTCGAAAACGTTTACCGTCAAACATATTCGACACACCAAAAAGGTCGATTATAAACTTGAGGATCCCCGCGATATTTACGAACTCGTCGCCAACGACGGCGCCCGTCGGCAGCGCGCTTGTATTTTGGGCGTAATTCCCGGCGACGTCGTTGAAGCTGCCGTTGCACAATGCGAAGCAACTTTGAAAGCGACGGCAGACACCAGCCCGGAAAATATCAAACGCCTGATGGACGCTTTCGCGAGCTACGGCGTAACGCAAGAAATGCTGGAGAAACGCATTCAATGCCGGATGGACGCAATTAAACCGGCACAGGTGGTTGGTTTGAAAAAAATATATACAAGCCTTCGCGACGGTATGTCAACCGTTGGCACATGGTTTGAACTTCCGCAGGTTTTTAACGAGAAAAAAGGCGTTGAAGGACTGGAGGAAAGCTTAAAAGCAAAAGACGACAAATAGTTCTCCCGAGAACCGCCCGGGCATGCGGCTAAAAGGCCTTAACTTTAATATTTGAAAGGAAATGTAAAAATGAAAATCGACATTTACACATGGGAAGATGACGAGGGATACACAAGGCAAGCTTTGTATATTGATGAAGTATGCAGGAAGCATGTAGGCCCGCTTTGTTATTGCCCCGAAGATGCTATTATCGGACGTGATTTAATTGATTGCGAAGATCTGCTTATCTATTTCAAAGCCGGCTACGAAACCGCTAAGAAAGGCGAAACTTTTGAAGTTTTTTACCATGACGAACGTCCGAAAGATTTTTAATTAAAAACCTCGGAGGGTGGCGGAAAAGGTAGACGCTTAAAGGAACAGATGAAAGAGCTCGTTAGCTGCAAAGGGTCTA